TCATCTTCTTCATCATCTGTTTTCATATCTTTAGGTTCTTCTTCGTCCTCATCATCGTGTTCGGCTTCTTTAATAGTATCTGCCTTTTCTGGAGGAACAGCACCTTTAGTGGGTGCAGAAGTGTCCTTTTTAACTTTTTTTGCGGCGTCTGGTTTTCCAACCATATTCGCATCTTTTTCGGGCGTTGGGCCACCTACATCTTCTGGTTTTTCACCATCTTTCATTTTTGGCATAGGGTCTGCCTTACCACCAGTAGAATTAGGTTTTTTGCCGTTGGCTTCATCTAGTTCCGCTACGACTTCTTTTTCCAACTCCTCAATAGTCTTATCTAGTTCTGACATTGAAGGTTCTCCTTGTTTTAATTATCATTATTATTTATAGTTTTATAACTTTTTAAGAAATTTTGCAAACGCAAGAGCTTCCACATTTGGAAGTTTTTTACGCACAGAACTCTCTATAGTTTCAACTATGTCACTTATTTCAACTTCTTTTAGAAGTCCATTATTCCAAACCCATTCCTTACCTTCCATAATTCCGTTTACGAAAGCTTTAGGTGCAGAGGGGTCTGCAACTATATCAGCAGCAGCTGCCAACATAAAATCTTTTTTCACATAATTTGCACCGTTTTTTTGTTCAAGACTACCCATACCTCTAGAAGAAACACCAAGTGTGCCACCTTCATCTATGATATTTTTTACAATCTTACCCATTGGTGTGTTCATAATTTTTGCTTCACCTATAAAATCATCTCCATCTCTTTGTAAAGAAGTTACCATATGTGAAACTCTATCCAGATTTACCGTTGGGCCTTCTGGGTGTCCAAGTTCACCATATGCACGATTTTTTTCAATGAATTTTTCAGAGTATCTTTTTACTTCATTTTCCAAAACATCTGTTGGATATACTCTACCATTACGGTTCTTTATGTTACCTTGCATAAATACACCTTGAATTTTGTAATTTTTGCTACCTTTATCGTCTTCTTCAGTAAGAAATTTTACATTTTCAAGTGCTTCAGATATTAATTTCATTCATCTTTCCTTATGATAGGTTATTATAACCAGAAACTTTTCTTAACTTTAAAATAACAAAACCGACACAAGCGGCATCGTTTTCCATATGTATATCACCAGATATACCACTTCCAGCATTATTAGTAATTGGTGGTAATTGTTGACTACCAATGTTAAAATTACCATTACTATTTAATGTAAGTGCAGTTGTATTAGATGTTGCGTGAAATTCTATTTCAGTTGTTGAACTTACACTCCAAGTGCAAGAAACAATCGCAAGTCTAGGATTTGTTGAGGCTCCAGCAAGTCCAGATGCATCTACAACTTCAGTTGCAGTTCCGTTTGTTCCAGTAATAAGAACAAGAACTACTGTTTCAAAATCTGTATCTTTTAGATTTCTTACTGTAAAAGCCATATTACTTTCCTATTGTTAACATTTCTCTTTCAAAATAACTCATTAATTCTTTGTTAGTTACTTTGTGTTTCTTAGAAACTAAATTAATATTGTTCTCAAAACTATTTATAAAATCTGAAGAGTTAGAATCCATTTTATTGAATATTTCATCAACTGCCTTCTTCATTTTAGGAGTCAGTTTTCTGTATTCCTTACTTCTTTTATGTTCGTCTTTTTCTACTATTTTAGAATAAAAGCTATCAAACTTCATCTTCCCCTACCTCTGGTATGTGTGATGTTACCATATCTTTTGAAATAGTTTGTCTTTCTTTTTCTAAAGTTTCTCCAACCTTATCAGACATAATATTTTTGAAATCAGATTCTGATTCTAAATTATTTCCGTTAACTATATTATCAACCATTGATTTTATTTTTTCCTGGCTCATTACCATCTCCTTTTTGTTCAAAGTTGTTATCGCCATTTTCTTCGTTATCGTCACCCTCACCCTCTATTTGTTTTTGCATTTCACCTATTTCGTCATCTGTTAAGTGTAATACATTCTTTTTTACCCACTCTTTAGAGAAGTATGTACCAACATAGTTTTCTACTTGTGATAACATTTCTAATCTTTCTTTGAGTAATTCTGCATTTTTTAATTCAGTAAAGTTATTATCTTGTAAGAAATCAAACTGTATATGTTCTGACATCTGTTTCCATTCCTCTTCTGCAATAACACCAGTAAGAATTAATTGTGTTCTAAGTAAATCATTAAAGATTACAGAGAATTTCTTTCTTAACTTACCTACAAATTTAGTAAATTTTAATTCGTCTCTTGTAATCTCAGTTGACCTACCTAACGAAAAGTTTTGTTCTGCTTCTAATCTTGAGATAGGAACATTTAATGAACGATATAACTTTCTTTGAAAGTATGTAATATCATCTATCTCACCAAGATTTGCACCACCAGGCAGTGTAGTAATCTCTGTACCTCTACCACCTTCTCTTCTTGGCAACCAAAAATCTTCTAACATAGACATATGATTTCTATCGTCACGAATTTCACCAGTAGATGCATCATATACTAGTTTGTTGCGATAACGATTCATAACATCTTTTAGATATTGTTCTGCTTTTATTTTAGGTAAATTACCTACATCAATATAAAATATTCTTCTTTCTGGAGCTCTTGATATTCTATAAATTACCACAGAGTCCTCAATCATTCTTAATTGATTTACTGGTTTGATTGCTTTATTAAGATACGATAATACAGTACCTTTATGCATATCAATAAGTCCAGATGGACAATATGCGATTGAATCATATGTTAATTTAACACCAGTAGAAGTATTATTTACTTGATGTCCTTGTTGATTATAAATGTAAAACTCTTTAAACTTTTTTACAACATCAACTTGACCTTTTTTACTAGTCTCTACTTCTCTAACTTTTTTAATTTTTCTAGGGTCAATGTAACGAAGTTGTTGAACACCCTTTCTGGGATTTTTTGCATCAATAACTTTGTGATAGAATAATCTTCCATCAACATACCATCTTCTAAAAATATCGTGTGCTTTATTATTAAAATCTAATAATTGTAGAACTTTTTCAAATTCTTCTTTAATTCTTTTTTTAATTGAAGTAGAAACTTGTAAATTATCTAATGCGATAGATACACACATATCTCTTTCATCAGATGCGATTGCCTCACTTACGATATCTTCTATTGCACTATCACACTCTGGTTGTATTGCAATATCTCTATATCTTCGGATTAAATCATCTTCTGTGCGTGAACGACCATCTGTATCTAGGATTGTGGAATAGAAACCACCACCAGATATATCGTATGTACCATCATCAGTAGCTGGAGGCGTTACTGCCCCCAACTCCTTTTCTTTTCTTTTTATTTCAAAACCAAAAAACTCAGCCATTATCTACAACTCCTTTATATTATTATATTTATGAGTTATAAATTAATGCCCGTGACTCTGAATGTGTCATATCTCCAAATGATATCAAATTGTTCAATAGCATCATTAGTATCATATGCAAGTTCTATTGCACCTAATGATTGAGGAAAACAACCCTCAAGTACATATTGATGAAGAATTGTATCATCTCTATCTAATTGTTGAACAATCATATCTACTCTGTAATCAGCTGGGTTGGTTGCACCAGTATTATTAACTAAGTCATTAATACCGTTCATCCATCTTTCAACTTCTCTACGAACTCCAAAATCTGTATCGTTAAATACAGAAGTAGTCCAAGTTTCAAATGTTCTTTCACCAGCAACATAAAGAGTTCTACCTCTGAATGGAATTGCAATTTCAGCAAGTGTTTGACCAGGCAAAGATGCTGACCTACACAGAAATGCAAACTGTTCAGTATTGATAGCTGCAGTTACTTGTCCGACTGGGGGAGGTAATATTACCCTAAACTGATTGGCACGAGCACCACCACCAGCAAGTCTTGATTTAAAGTCATTAATATTTGCCATCTAATTACCCTCCTATCTCTGTAAACGCAACACCAGTTCTTACAGCGACAAAGTTAAGAGTGATAAAGTTGATAGACCTTGTTGGCTTGACAAAAATGTCAGCAATAAATTCGTTTCTATCAATTACTTCACCAGTGTTATTAGATTCGTCTGAAACTACTTTAAAGTCAGTAATACCTCTTCGTCCTTGAATTTCTCTCAAGAAAGGTTCTACTAAGTTTTTGAACTGAGCTCTTGTGAATTCATCATTGAACTCAAATAGTTGGAACTTAGCTGCAGTAGCGATTGCTTTTTCAAGAATAATGAATAGTCTTCTAACATTAATTCTATCAAACGCACTTGGTTTTGCAAGAGCAGTCTTATCACCAAATAACACAGTACCTTGGCCAGGAAATGAGTTAACTGGATTAATTCTTGCTTTATATAATGTATCTCTTTGGTCTTTATTAGGTTCGTATGCAAGTTTAACTGCACCTCTAATTTGACCTCTAGTAAAACCAGCAGGTGAGAAAAACGCATCTGCAACAGATTCAGTATATGCAGTTACACCAGCGATATCACCATTTAATGGTACATAACGATATACATCGTTAAATCTATCATATTGGTATTTGTATCCACTATCAAAAACTGCAAATGATGTACTTGGAAGTAAATCAAAAAAGTTCTTGACATTTGTAGTTTGTGTATTAGAATCGGCAGCACCTACAACATCAGCTCTTTCTGGAGAAATAAAGACTAATGCATCTTTTCTTTTCTCAACAATAGTGATTAAGTTTGTTGCAAGAGTTGAACTTGCTTTTGCAGCCATAATTAGATTTACATCAACTGCTTCACCGTCATCAAATCTTCCGTATGCAGTAAGTTGTTCACCATCTGTAACAGCATAATCGTCTGTTCCATTTGCAAGTGTAGACCTATCTACATTTTCTACACCAGTTGTAAATTTATTAAAAGCACTTGAACCTTGTACTGATAAATCAGATGAAAGAGGTTGACCCCAGTCACCAGATGCATCAATAGCTGCAGTTGGGTGGTCTCCCCAATAAACAAATTTAGAATCCCTATAAACTACATCTGGATAATAATTTGAATTACCTTGAGGTGTAGTTGCTTCTGGGTGTTTTGATACAAAAGCAAATGTTTCTAGTATAGAGTTTAATCTCTCACCAGCAACATCGTTATCAAAACCAGTTTGTCTTCCAGATGAATCATATACAACTATGTGTATTTCATCATCAAGAACACCTCTTGCAGTTGCAAATTCAGATGTGCCTGGAGCAGTATCAAATAAATCTGCAAATCTCCAGTATCTTTTTATATAAGAATCGTCTGCTAAATCTGCAATTAATCCACTTGCAGCAGGGTCATCTAACTGTCTGATTGTAATTGTTTCACCAGATGTATCTACTGCTGTAATTTCGTATTTTTGTGCTTCGTGTCCTACAGCGAAAACTGTACCACCAGCGTTTGAATAAAATTCTATAACTTCACCTACTGCAAAATCAGTAGCATCAATAGCATCCATTGTAATTGTTGTATCACCAGCACTTGCACTGGCATCATTAGTTTGTTTGTTTGACATTTCTGAAAAATTGTTTTTATCACAAATGTCTATTTTAATTCCGTTTGCGTGAATACCAGCCGTTCTTGCTGACCAAGTACCGTGAGTACCTTGTCCGTCTGCGAAAGCCTCTTGATAATGCAAAGTGTTTCTGATTAAAATACCAGAACCACCAGAAGATGCATTTTTCAATGTACTTTCAGTTCTTACAACTCTTAGTGAATTTGAATACTGTAAAAAGTTTGCAGCTGTGAAAAAATACTCAAAATTGTTTGCATTTGGTTTACCAAATACTTCAACGAGTTGTTTTTCTGAACTGATACTTGTTATTTCACTTACTGGCCCTTTTTCAAAGGGGCCACAAACAGCACCAATAGTTGTAGAAACAGCAGGAACGATATTCGTTAGGTCAACTTCTTTGACTTCTACGCCTGGAGAAACTTGAAATCCCATATTTCTACTCCTTATATTAGTTTAGTTAATCTACTACAACTATATTTATAAAAAATCGTTTTTTGTATGTTTGTTTTTATACCAAGTCTAAATATAAATATGAGTGAACATTATCAAAAATACCGTAATACCATACGAAAAGTTGCAAGAAGACACCGTAGACTAAAAGATAAGTGGATTAATGAACAATTAAGAGATAAGTCTTGTAAATATTGTGGTGAGTCTGAAATAGTGGTATTAAAATTTTATCCAGATGATAGAAAGATTCGTGCAGATTCTAAAAAGAAAAGTTTAAAAAAAGATACTAGAAAATTGTTATTAGAACATATAGACAACAATGTAATAGTTTGTCATAATTGTTTTTTAAAAAAAGATAATGATTTAATTGATGAAGATGCATTTACCAATTTGTATCATACTTCCTAACAACTGGAGTCCATCTTTCACCATATTCATCTATTTGTGGTATAGGGTCATCAATACCATTATCTAAGAATCCAAATGGTGCAAGGTCTTGTTCTAACTGATTTTGACTTTCTGCAAACAATTTAGCTCTAACATCACTATCAGTAAGTTCTTTAAAATAAGTTTGACCAGATAACCACGCAAATAATACACAACACATCATTAAATCATCGTGGTGTCCTTCTTCTGCCTGATATGACTGTCCGTGAAGAACAAATGAAGACATCTCTGCAACTATATCATAATCTTCTAATATAATCTTATTAGACTCTACCATTGTTTTTAGATTAGAACAACCAATTTTTTTGACTGCCTTAGTTGTTCTCACACCAAGTTGTGATTTACCACCACTAAAACCACCACCAACTATCTGACCAGCACGACCTCTCATACTTGCCATTATAAGATTATCATACTCTAAGTCAAATTGTAAAGAATTTGCAACTTGGTCACCAATGTCATTTACTTCTATTAATACAAATGCTTGATTGTATGCAAGTGCAACATCTTTGATAATGTTTGGAAATAACATAGGCTTTATTTCATTATTTTTATATTTACCTACTAATCTATATGGTAATTGAGATACATCCATAACAGTAAACGCAGATGCATCTCCTTGAATACCCCTAGCTACATCTGCAACAATAACATATGTGTGTCCTTTTTTAGGTTTTTCATATACATCAAGACCAGCATTAGATGTTAAAGGCGTTCTTAAAGGAATATTTTTTATTATAGATGCATTTATTAATGTATTTGTAGAACCTAAAAACTCACACTCAAATTCTTTTTGAAATTGTGATTCACTTGTATTTGCAATCGTTTCTTTCTTCCACTTTTCATCTCTGCCTGGAACTTCAGACCAATGAACTTCTATGGGTACATAAGTATTCTTTTTTGTTTCTGCATCTGTCCATAATTTATAATACATATTCATACCGTTTGGTGTTGATACAATAATAACTTTTGTAGATTGACCAGATGAAATAGTAGGATAAACTGAACTAAAAAACTCTTCTGCAATATTTGTAGGTACAAACGCAAACTCATCTAAAAATATCATATTGTATGAACCACCACGAACTGCACTTGATGATGTTGAGGCTGCAACTATGCGTGAACCATTCTCTAATTCTAAACTACCTTTGTTCCACGATAGTATTCCTTGTTGCAACCATTTAGGTAAATGTTCATATGCAAGTTGTAATCTGGATAAAATATCTCTTGCAGTTGCAGCTTTGTTTGCAAGTATTGCCACATTCATATTTTGATTGAACAAAACATAATGTAATATATACGAAACCATTGTGGTTGTTTTACCAGATTGTCTGGGTAGTTTACAGATTGTAAAACGATTGTTGTGAAATGTACCAACCATTTCTTTTTGAAAAGGATACATATCAAATGGTATCAGACCTTTGTCTAATGATACAATTTTAATATATGTTTCTATAAAATACTGTGGGTCGTTCATACATTTTTGAAACTCAAGAATATTTTCTTTTGTAAACTCTTGACTTACAAATGCTTTTTTTAAATTAGGATTTCCTAGATATTGATTTTCTATGCCCATTGAAGTGAAACACCGTGAATAGTATTAATGTGAGATAACCCAGCACCAACTATTTTCCAACGAACTTGAACTTGAGGACTTGCAGTTCCAGTCAAAGGTGTACTACCAGTGAATATTTTTGCACCAGATGAACCAGTCACATATCCATTATCAGTCAAAGTTATCGCATTAAAAGTTGTATTATCTCTAGTTGCAGATGCACTTAATTCTGAATTTAATGTACTATTAATTTCTGCAAAAACAACTATTCTTGCTTTAGTCGGAGTAGAACTTGCAGTAAATGTATCAGATATTAAGGTTGTTGATGTATCTGATATACTACCTTGTATTTCTTTAACAATAACAACACCAGGGCCACCATCTCCACCATGAGCACCACCAGCAGGAGTGGAAGGATTAATATTTCTTGCACCAGCTCCTCCACCACCACTATTTACAGCACCAGGCAAGCCAGGAAACCAATTTGGTTGTACTATTGGGGTTTGGTATGTATCTCCACCACCGAAAGGTACTGAAGTACCTTCTGGAAATTCGCCTACACCAGCACCAGCACCACCACCAGCATAACCTACTGATGTAGTACCATCTGCAATATTATAAAGTAAACCATTACCACCTTCTCCACCGATAGTCCCTTCTCCATCTCCACCAACACTACCAGCGCCACCACCACCAGCAGTTGCTTGTTCACTTCCAGCATCTGGTTGATTTATACCACCATCATTTCCAAAACTTCCAGGCGAGTTAACTGGTAAAATTGATGGAGTCAATGGAATTGGATGATTTTCATCTTGTTTACCTTCTCCACCAGGCCCCATATATGGCCCAGGCCCACCACCACCTCCGCCACCACTTCCACCTTCGTGATAAGTTTCACCAGATACACCACCCATATATGGATGCGAACCAGAAGTTAGATAACCACCACCAGCACCTCCACCTTCACCTATAAGAGGCCCAAAAGATGAATCTGTACCAGTTTGGCCAGGTGAATAATATGTATGTGCCATTGGGTATGAATATTGTGGGTGTTCATAACCACCAAATTCACCAGTTCCTACACGACCATCTGGTCTTGCAGTTGGTGTATAAGGTGTTGAATCAGACGATGGAGGATTATACGCAGCACCTTCTCCACCAGCACCAACCACTACTGCAACTGAACCACCAGGCGTTACTGGATAATTTGGATAGTAGATTAAACCACCAGCACCAGCACCACCACCTTTAACAGCATTATAACCACCAGAGCCTCCACCTCCACCACCACCAACAACTAAAACATTAACACTCGTAACTCCAGACTCAACAGTATATGTGTGAGGGCCATTTGCTGTAAATGAAAATATATTTTGAGTTGGTGGAGTCTCGCTACTGAAACCAGTACCACCAGAGTAAAAATCTGAAGAACTATCATATGTCACATTAGAATTTTCTGCTGTGTCTATTCCACTCTCATCATTAAACTCATCTACTACACCATCTTTTAAATTAAATATTGTGAGTCCTTCTGCGACTGCCATCTTAAACCCTAATAAACCAATATTAAAAGTATTTGTATCTGTTTGTGCTACATTTGCAACTTGAAATCCACCAGCACCATTTAATAAATCTGACGAACTGCCAGGCAAACTTAATTTTGAAAATGCAATACTTGCTTGTGGTGATACATCTGCATTGATAATGGTATTGTCTAATATCTCATCTGCACCAATACTACCATCTGCAATTTTATTACTATCTAATGCACTATCACCAATAAGATTTTTATTTACTTTTGTTATTCCCATTGTAAAGACACTCCGTGTATTTTATTTGTACCAGTCAAAGAAGAACCTACTATTTTCCAACGAACTTGAACTTGAGGACTTGAAGAACCAGTTAAAGATGTGCTACCAGAAAATATTTTGATACCACTTGAACCAGCTTGATAACCTTCATCAGTTAATGTTATGTTATTAAATGTTGAGTTGTCTCTAGTAGCACTTATTGTAAAGTCTGAAGTTCCATCTGGTAATTCTGCGAATAAAACTATTCTTGCTGTACTTGGTGTTGTATTTGCAGTAAATGTATCTGATATTAATGTCATAGAAGTTGTTGAATTACTAAATGTATCTGCACTTGCATCATATGTTGCATTTGAACTTTCAGCAGTATCTACACCAGTGTTATCGTGAAATTCGTCTACTACACCATCTACTAAATTAAATATTGTGAGTCCATCATTAACTGCCATCTTGAAACCTAACACACCAACATTAAATGCATTTTCATCAATACCAGCTGTATCAATAGCACCAAATGAACCATCACCACGAACAAATTGTGATGGTGGGCCAGGTAGTGCTAACTTAGTTGCTGAAATATTTGCACTAGGAGAGATGTTTTCGTTTTTTACTTCTGCACCTATCTTAGAGCTATCAACTGAACCAGTATTTATTTCACCACTTCCAATAGCGTCATTACTTAAATTTTGATTCTCTAACTTTGTTATGCCCATTGTAGTGCAACTCCGTGAATTTTATTTGTACCAGTAAGTGATGACCCAACAACTTTCCACCTCATCTGAACTTGTGGACTAGCACTTCCAGTTAAAGGTGTACTACCAGTATATATTTTAATACCACTTGAACCACTTACATACCCAGTATCAGTTAATGATACTGAATTGTATGTTGTATTATCTCTTGTTACTGATATTGCAACATCAGTATTTAAATCATCTGCTATTTCTGCAAACAACACAACTCTTGAAGTAGATGGTGTCGCACTCGCAGTAAATGTATCTGATACTAAAGTCATACTTGTTGCACTTGAACCAGCATCAAAAACTAAAAGAATACCACCATCACCACCAGCATTTGTTCTACCACTAGTTGACCCTTCACCTCTAGCTCCATCAGCAAAAAGTGCTTGTCTTGGTGAAGGCAATCCAGTATAATATGGTGCTTCGTCAAATACACTTAATGGAGTAGGATTTGATGCACTACCAACTGCTGCTTCATATTCTAAAGATGGAGTTGCAACATATGTAGGATTAGAGTATCCAGCACCTCCACCAGCACCACCAGTATAACCGCCTGGGTCAGATGTACCACCACCTCCGTGATATCCAGAACCACCACCACCATAGTGATAAGGTGGATAACCCATACCACCACCTTGAAAATGTATTGCATCTGGGTGTGGAGACTCTTGTGTCCACTCTGCTGGCCCAAATCCAGAACCCTCACCAAAAGGATATGCCCCTAAATGTCCGTTTGCTTCTTGGTCTGCACCCCCACCAGATGCATTACTACCACCAGAACTAGCAGTAGGTACACTAAACCCACCAGAACCATTAGTTCCAGCAGTAAATCCACCACCACCACCTTGTGCTGCTGGAGCACCGTTTGAATTTTCACCAGCACCACCAGAACCTACAATTAAAACTGCTTCACTAGCATTAGTTGGAGAAACTGTATCTGAAAAACCTGGCCCTTCAAATGGATAATTATTAGGTGTGCCTGGTGTATGATAATTTCCAGTTTCATTATATGTACCACCCTCTATGATTGTGACTTCACTATCAAATATACCAGTAAAACCACCACTTCCACCAGTAGAACCATAAGCACCACCACCATAACCACCAGTAGCACCTATATCTGAACTTGGATATTGGGGGGTACTGTATTGTGGGCCAGCTCCTCCTTCACCTACAACATAATCCCAAGTAGCACCAGCGATTGATGGACTTGCTATTGTACCTTGTACACTACCACCAGAACCTCCAGAACCAGCGGCATTGTTTCCAGCACCAGCACCAACCATAGTTGCTTCTATTGAAGTTGTTAATGTGGGAAATGTTATACTACCTTGAGTTCCAAATGCACCGAATGTAGCTTCTTGAGAAGTGTATGTAATTAATGGTGCGTGTTCTGGGTTTTCAAATGTAACTGCATCTACACCAAGATGCATTGCAACACCAGGCGTTGGTGATAAATTTTGATAAAAATCTGATGCTGATTCGTAAGATGCGTTTGAGTTTTCGCCAGTATCAATACCACCTTCACTATTAAATTCGTCTACGATACCATCAACAAGATTAAAAATAGTGAGTCCTTCATTGACTGCGAGTTTAAAACCTAACACACCAACATTAAATGCATTAGTACCTACTGCACTTAAATCAACAGTACCAAAACTTCCATCACCTTTTAAAAAATCTGATGAACTTCCAGGCAAACTAAATTTATTTAATGCGATTGCAGCTGATGGAGAAATATCACTATTGGTGATTGTTGCATTTGATATATCAGCAGTTGAAATTGAATTAGGTTGAATCTGTCCAGAACTAACTTTACCAGATTCTTCAATCATATTGCTGTTTACTTTAGTATCAGACATTTTACCTACTTGTTATTTTTTAACATTTTTTGTAGTTCTGTTGTAGAACCAACAAACAATGCATTAGTTACATTCTTCGGCCCTTTGTCTGGTAATTCTTTCAACTTTTGCATCTTCAAATGTAAATCACCAAGTTTCTCTGTGACCTCTGCAACATTTTTTATGAGTTGTCCAGCAACTTCATATGTTCTTGGATGTTCACTTTCTCTTGCAAGGTCTAATATACCCTCTATTGCATCTTGTCCTTTTTCAACTAATGAATAAAAATTTTGTCTTTGATATTCAAAATCATTACCTTCATTATTTGTTTTGACAACAGTTTTTGGTTTATCTTCAACCTTCATAATTTGTTCACCTATCAATGTTTCATCTAGAATATTATTTACTTTTGACATTATTCATTTACACCATAAACAATAAATTTTCCCTCATCTATTGTACCACTTGCTGGATAAAACCTTATCCAATTCATTGCAGATGCTAATGAACTTGTAAAGTAATTTATAATACCATAATGATTATTATTGTTATTATAATGAATCCAATTAACTATATATTTTTTGTAATCATTAGTATCTGACCTACCAAAATTCACACAATCAATCTCAAAATAATTTCCTATATTTGCTTTAAAATTCCAACCAGCAAATTCATAATAGTTTGTATCAGTAGCAGCACCCAGAGAGTGAGATGCAGAACCTAACTGTGAATAGTGAGAACCATAAGAACTAGTAAATGATACAGTTGAACCATTATCTGGTGAATCAGACATTCTTAAATCAACTGTGCCTGAAAGTGTAAGATTATGAACTACGATTTTAAATCTAGTATAACCAGTCATTACTGTATTATTAAATATTACTTCAGAAACACTGCCTGTAACATCTGTTTCTGCAATTTTAACATTAGTACCAGCAGAACCAAATTCAAATGCACTACCAGCATCATTAACTTTAAGAGCTTGTCCACTTGAACCCAATGTGTTTATGTTAAATAAGTTTACTTTATCAATAAAAGTTTCGTCAAAAAGTATTCTATCATCTGCATTTGTACTAGAACCATCTGTACCATTTAATGATAAAAAGTCGCCCTTGTTTGCACCAGCGCCATCTGTTCCATCTAATATAATTGAATCGTTTTGCAGACCTAATCGTGTATCTGCATCTATTTTTGTTTTTGATATACTAGAGTTTGCAATATCAACAGCCTGTATTGATGCATCTGCAATAGCTCTACTTGGTAATGTTCTTATTGCCACTTTATTCTCCTACTCTTATTTATTCATCACTACCAGTTTTTGGATTAAACTCTTTTGCATCTTGGAAGAAAGATGTTGTTTCGTTGAATCCAAAGTTATCATCAAAATCAGCAGATACTGGTTCTGGTGTGACACTATATCTTTGTTCTCTCTTAGGTGATTTGTCTGGTAAATCTGTAAACTGGTCAACTTGAACTGATTTGATAACAGACT